GTACTTTTGGGCGGTCGGCATTTTGTATCCACGGAACTTTGCCATAGGTTTAACGAACGAGACGAGGACTTCGTCGATATCAATAGCAACTCTTTTCATTTAAATAATACTATAAAAAAATCTCTAAGTGTGTTTTTTGTGATTGAAATTTTTATTCAGGTATAGTAGAGTATGGCGGATAAAATACCCGTCGTCGACTATAGCAGAATGGAACGACTCAAACCTCCGGAAAATACAGTTATACCGCTAAACGCGAATACGATTTGTTTGTTTCTAATAATCGCGACCATAATTGGTCTTTATAAACGCAACGTCGATATTAGTCAAGACCGCGAACGACGTCGTATTTGATACACTCGTTAGGGTCGAGGTAAACGTCACGTTTCATAAGTTTCTTAAGTTGTTTATCAGGAATATTGGTTTTTTCAATATAGGTTTTCTTAACCATATCCATGAGTTTATCACACATTTTCATTTCATCCTTAACTTCCTCGTATTTTCCCCAAAACCCGGTCGTTGATATTTGGTGGATGAGAACGTGTGCATTTTTACCGATAAGACGTTCATGTCCACCCAAAAGGAGGAACGTTGCTGCCGAGCAGCACTCACCCTGTGCGATCGTGATAACCTTAACACGAGATTTTTCAATTATATTCATTGCACTCAGACCCGCAAATAAATCACCACCTCCGCTACATATATGTATTCGAATAACGGGTTCGTACCCCATAAGTTCCGCCTTTTGTTTAAGAAGTTTGATTTCGAGTTTTTTAAACTCTTCTATAAATTCGAGAATATCCTCGTTTGTGATTTCACCGTAGTATAATATTTCATTACCGATAACACGTGTGATTTTAAAATCATCATCATCCGTGTTAGCGGGTGTAGACATTGTATATGGTTTACTATGTGATCTGTTCTTTAATCATCTTTTTTATTTTTGTAACTTCACGTTGTTTGAGTTTGTTTTGTATCGCTAAATGATTCATTACATCAAAATCTTGGGGTATTAGATTATATTCTATAAATTTAGAAACATCACCCTTTTGCGCGTACATTCTAAATAACATAAATTCATGGTGTTTAAAATTGGACATTGAACGTACTTGTATACTTCTTATTTTCTGTTCACGCATTCTCTGGTTACCAAATTTTGTCCAAAACCTACCCGGTCTAATATTTTCTGGAGATATTTTTTTTGTAAAATATTTTCTAGGTATTTTTATGGTGTTTAGTACAAACAAAGGCATAATGTCCCAATCACCTTTATATAATTCAGAATCGTAAAAATCTGCTAAAGACAGTGACTGTGTTATTTTTTCGATATTATCAGTGACACAATCTATGTAATTTTCTTGGATAAGTGACCACATGTGACCATGTTCAATAAAAGTATCGCATATATTTATATCATCCCCGTTACATAAAATATCTACTATTTGATCTCTAGGTGCTTTAAATATATCCTTATCGTAAGGGAAATCTAAATAACTAAAGAAATTGTATATATTACCCAAACACTTGTTTGCGGCTAACAAAGAATTGACATGATTTGGTTTTAATTTCATTATTTCTTCAGGTTTCGCCCTTGGTATTATAACGGTTGTAAAGTTATCTATAAAATGAACACTTTTTGATGTTACAACAAGTGGTTTTTTACTTATACTCATACCATTCGAAACATCTTCGATTATATATTTGTATTTATACGAATCAATTTCATAATCTTCTATATACGTGTACATATTTGAGTTTTTTATCGTACCCATAAATATATCTTTTTTTTGAAGAGGGTCATCCCATATTTCAATACTATTACATTCATCAAAGACCTGATTAATTATGAAACTTTTACCGTAACCGGATGATCCACATAAAAATACATTTTTACCGGATTCTATATATTTTTTCAATAATGTTATTTCTTTATCATGAATCGATATTTCTGTCACCTTTTTTTCTTTTTTTATAATAACAAAGGAATCCATGTCGTCAGGTGATGAAAATGATCTCGCTAATCAAGCTTTAGATATTTTTTTGGATAATGATATTCTTCAAAAACGTATAGTAGACCCTTTAAAAAGAAAAGTTGCTCCTTACGTATTATGTTTTGGTATCTTTAACTTATCCATATTTGTCATGATTGCTTATCTATCAAATCGTATTTCTCTTATTCTTTAGATGTATCTGTTTGGTCTTCTTCTCCCTCTTCTTTTGGTATTTCCGTAACAACTTCCATAAGTTCAGTTCTACGTCGTATTTCATTCATGAGATCACCTTTCAGACTCACAAGTCCTTTACCTTTTAGATCCGAAATTTCATCAGCACGTTGCTGTTTCCCTTCTATATCAGATTTTATTATTCTTTTAGATGTTTGAAAATTTCCACGTATACCTTCGAGTTCCTTTTTAAGTTCTCTTTTTGCGGCACCACCTACAGCATCTTTCAATTTAGTAATAATTGTATTTTCAGCTATAGCCTTGAATGGTATTATAGGTTGTATATGCATAATCTCTGGTTTGAAGAATGCATTATCATCAGGAAACTCGCGTTCAAATGAATCTATCATTTTTTTAGGTACATTTGGAGATTGTTCTATTAAACGATCATATTCAGCTCGCATATTTTCAATCATAGCAGTTCCGTTTAATGTTCTTTCTGAAAGTGGTAGTGTGAGTTCGAGACGAATAGTTCTCGAAATTTTACCGTATTGTACAGAAGCAACTCTATGTCCTTCCATTAATTCATTAATTTTAAGAAATTGCATTATAGTTGTTGCGATCGCCGTAATAAGATTAAGTCCACCAATCGCTGATGGTACAAACGGTTGTACTGTGGGTGGAAAAGTTTCCTGTGCAAAGTTAGCGGTGCCTGTAATAGTACTTACAATAATCAATGGTATTGTAAACTTCATACTTAGGTTTTTGAATGAACAATAGGCTTGGTAATGCATATACCTGTAACAGGCAGCAGCTTCTCCCCAGGACTTAAGTATCTTTTCCTGTTGGAGATGCCAAATCTTTGGCAATTTCTTTTCTTCTGTCATACTAATAGATATGAATATTATATTCTTCACTCATTTACTTTTTTTCATAACAATGCTCGTTGTTCCTTTCATGAAAAATAAACAAAATCTCGAGTTTTATTCGATTTTAGTACCATTTATATTCTTCCATTGGTCAGTAAATGATGATACATGTGCATTAACACAGATGGAAATGGTTGTTACGGGTAATAAAAAAGAAGAAACCTTTTTTGGACGCGTTGTTGGACCTATATACAAAATGGACGATACTGCGGCTAACAATTTATTAAAAAGTGTTTTATTCTTTTTATGGTTACTCGTACAATTTAGATTAAATAGAGTTGATCTGAGTCCACTTAAAGAATTGAAAAAACGTTTTTCAAAATAATATAATATTGGTATATATAAATGAAGAATAAGACAAAAAGTAAATTTTTAATTTTTACTATAACGGTACTTATTTCTATTATTGCATATCAATTATATAATCCTATAATTATAAAAAAACAAGAAAAAGTCCCAGTTAGAGTTGCTGTTCCAGTTAGAGTACCGGTAAGAATTCCTACAGAAAAAGAATATCGTGAACCACCTATAAAAGAATATAAACCAGGACATGTTCAACAAATGGGAATATTAGTTGGTAATGATGACGAAACTTTACCCTTATATGGTAAAGAAGTTCGAGGTAGACGTGATAGATATCATTATTATACCACAACACCCGGTGATCAAATGTATTCACTTCCAATTACACACGAAGCGCGTGATTGTATGGAAGATATTGGGTGCCCCGAATTTTACGGTAACGAATCTGTATCGGTTTTAGGACAATCGGGTTCGTTTCAGGCAAAAATGTACAGAACAGATAATTTCTTTTGATTATCGATCAATAAGTAATATATACAAACACGCTAAGCATAACATACTATTTGATAAAGATGAAATCATCTTAGTAACATTTGAAACCTTGTTAGGTACTGTCATTGTTATGAAACTATCAGTACATGTTAAAATAGAAGACAAAAAACATATAAATAAAATTTGAGATAACCTATCCATTTATATTTATCAAAGAAAAATATTGAGTAATATAAATGAAGATCGATTTGTTAAAAGACGAAGCAAAACGTCTTGGTCTTCGTGTAACTAAAAAAATTAAAGGGAAACGTTTTCCTTTGAGTGAAAAGGAACTTAAAATGAAAATTCAAAGACGGCGATCACCATCTTTGGAAATCCAGGTTCGTGAATCTAAAAAACTCTTACGAACGTGTAAATCTCTTTTACAAACAATGGAACCAACTGTTCCAAGAGTTCGTCGAGTTTCACAACCTGTTCCACGCGCTCCACCTGTTCCACGTGCGCCACCAGTACCAACTAAACGCGATCCACGCGCAAATTTAATGACTGCTTTAAAAGAAAACCTTAAACGTCGTGGTCTTAAAGAAAAGATAAACCAAACTTCTTAGATATAATCTTTTTCGCACCTTCAAAATCTGGATGACTCCATAAAATCCATCTTGACCAAAATCCTGCAGTAAAAAAACCTGTTTTTGTCCAGTTTTCTTTATCGCTTCGAGTCACATCGAGCATATTTTTATGAACTAGTTTAGGATCGGTTTGTTTTTGTACCATATGAGGAACAAACCCACCGTGTCGCGTTACGTATGAACGCATACGCAAAGGGTTTTTGTGTATTGTATAGTCTGAGTACCCTCTTGCCCCAAAATCAACTATTTTCCCATTTTCAAAAGTAACTCTAAACTTTTTATCAATACGTGGACTTTTTTTTAACCGAACACGCATATATAATTACTGAATATAATTTTCACCACGCCGTT